CGGCCGGGCAAGCGCCTGCGCAAGGGCGCAAAGATGCAGTTCGGCAATGGCGAGCTCAAAGCGGAGGTCGTGGACGTGTTACCTGACGGCAACCGCATGGTGAAATTCGACTTTGAGGGTATTTTCCTCGAGGTGCTCGAACACCTTGGCAAGATGCCGCTGCCGCCTTACATCAAGGAGGAATTGCAGGATCAGGAGCGCTACCAGACCGTCTATTCCAAGGTCAACGGCAGCGCCGCCGCGCCGACGGCGGGCCTGCACTTCACGCCGGAGCTGCTGGAAAAAATTCAGGCAAAGGGCGTGAACATCGGCTATGTGACGCTGCATGTCGGCCTCGGTACGTTCCGTCCTGTCAAGGAGGACGACATCGAGCAGCACGATATGCACAGCGAATACTGCGTTATCCCACCTGAGACGGCAACGCTCATCAACGAGACGAAGGCACGCGGCGGACGCGTGATCTGTGTCGGTACAACGTCGTGCCGCACGCTCGAGAGCTGGGCACAGGAGGACGGACACATGGAGCCGTCCGCAGGCTGGACGAGCATCTACATCTACCCGGGCTACCGCTTCAAGGTGATGGATGCACTCGTGACGAATTTCCACCTGCCGCAGTCCACGCTCATCATGCTGGTCTCGGCGCTCGCGGGCCGCGAGCACGTACTGCATGCCTACGAAGAGGCGGTAAAAGAACGTTATAGATTTTTTAGTTTTGGCGATGCGATGTTTATTGGAGACGTGATGCCCTCCAAGGCCGAAAACGGCGAAAAGCCCGAAAAATAAGGGTTTTCGGGGAAAACGGCTTAGCCGACGAGAAAATCAGGAAAAGCCGAGTGGATAAGCGAAAAGCATCACGCATCGTTAGCTTTGAGGGGATGCTTATAAAATTGAACAACTTTTTTGGCGCATAATGTTGCGGCGATGCTGCATAGACTGCATAAGATGGCCCCGACCTCAGTATATGAGGCCGGGGCTTTTCTCATGTCTTGTAGGTGAACGTGTGGGTCGATCCGTTCTTGAAGGTGATGGAGATGACGCGGCCATCGTTCACAACGATGTGGTCAATGATCTGCTGGAGGAAGCTGCGCGGGATAGAGGGGTCAATGGCTCGGATGTACTTCTCGTAGTCGATGTAGCGGTCTTCAATCAGCTTGTTCGCCATGATGTAGTAGCTGGCCTTGCCGATGAAGTCGTCGCCCAGTTCCTCGCTGGACTCTTGGCTCTGCAGCTCCTCGATGCGGGTATTGACTTCTTCGAGCTGCTTGGTGATCTGCCCGCGCTGCATGACGAAGTCTTTCTCGGGCATGGCCTCGTCATCGTAGAGGTAGAGGGCGTTCAATCTGGCGAGGGCGTTGTCGAGCTTGCGGCGCCGAGCACGTAGGGTGTCGATCTCGCGGATGGAATTGTCGTCACCGGAGAAGGCAATTTGTGGGCGGTACTCCACGGCGTCACCGGCGGAGCGGAACGCATTGAGAAGCTGGCCCAGAGCGTCGGTGCTGACGGAGGCCACGTCCTCAAACGCTTCACCGCGGAGCAGCTTGCGTTCCAGAACCTCGGACGTCGTGGTCTCGGAGGAGTTCTTGGAGGCTCTGATGATGTTGGCGACGTAGTTCAGGACGAACGGGCCGAGCGTGGTGTCGGAGATGTACTTGTTGGTGCAGGAGGTTCCTTTGCGCCGCCGACTGCCGCAGGCATATTGCGAGGGGCGGAAACCGTTCGCCCGCCGCCGGTCGAGGTTGGCCGTCATGTTGGAGCCGCACTGGCCGCAGCGGAGCAGACCGGCAAAGACGTGGATGTTCTTCCTGACGTATGTTTTGTGAGAGGGGACCCCGCCGCGTTTGTTCCGCGTCAGAAGGAACTTCATGCGGTAGAACACGTCGTCATTCAGGATTGGCTCGTGGTGGTTCTCGACGGTGATCCATTCGTCGGAGTCGCGCTTCTCGATGCCTTTGCCGTCTGAATGGACGTTGTAGACGTACTGGCCGATGTACCACGGGTTCGTCAGGATGGTGCGCACCGTGGTTGGCGTCCATTGGCCGCCCGTCTTTGTGACGATGCCGGCGTCGTTGAGGTACTTGGCGACATAGAGCAAGGACTGGTACTGCTCGTACAACTCGGCCATGCGACGGATGGCTTTGGCCTCCTCGGGGACGATGGAGAACGTCTTTGTTTCCTTTGACCACGAATAGCCGAAGGGGACGCGGCCACCGTTCCATTGACCGTCTGAGGCGCGGGAGAGCATGACGGCCGTGACGCGCTCGGCGGTGGTCTTGCGCTCCAGCTCGGCAAAGATCAGGATAATGCGCATCATGGCCTCGCCGATGGCGGAGGAGGTGTCGAACTGCTCGTTCTTGGAGACGAAGGTGACGCCGAGGGACTGCAGTTCATCGTGCATGGCGGCGAAGTCGATCAGATTGCGGCTGATGCGGTCGATCTTCCAGACGACGAGGTGGGTAAACTCGCCAGTGCGGATGCGATCCATCATGGCCTGATATTCGGGGCGGTCGGTGTTTTTGGCTGAGTAGCCGGGGTCTTCAAACACAACGTAGTCGGTGATGCCCAGAACCAGCGTGACATAGGCAATCAGCTCGCGGCGCTGCACCTTGAGGGAGTCCTTATCGACCTGCCAGTGGGTAGAGACGCGAATATAGATGGCCGCCTTCTTCGCGGCCAGTTTCTCGGCGATGCGAGAAGCCATACGAAGTCCTCCTTTTTGGGATATTCCACAGGAACGTCCGGCCAAAAATCCACGGACGTTCCGAGTATAACCGTAACCATACCGTAACCGTAACCTATACCGTAAACGTAACGTAACCGTTAGATATAGTTTTGGGGCACCGCTACCGCGATGCCCCGTATGTGTTTTTATTGCGAGACTGTTTTTGCGAAGCCTCTGGCCGCTGCTACAAGCCCCATCGTGCCATCCATCAGGGCGTCAATGCTGAGGGGCAAGACACTGATGGAGCCATCAGGTGCGGGCTTCATGGAGGCTGTGTCCGCATAGGGAATGAGAGCCTCGAAGAAGCTGTTGGCCTCGGCGGGATCTCGCCCGTTGCTTTGGAGCTGGTGCCGGGTGACACGGGGCTCGGCCACCACGTCCGAGCGATGCTGCCCGATGGTGAACTTGAAGAGCTGGTACGGGCGGCCATCTCCGAGCGGAGCATACTGAACGATGATCTCACGGCCGATGGAGACGGCGCTGAAACCATCCATGACTTCGAGAGCGCCGATGAACTCGGTCACGTCGTCGGGGTCAACGCCTTTTGCGGCAGAGAAGCGGTCAATGAGTTCGCGGCTGGTAAAGACCTTGTGCGCGGAGGCTGAGTCGATGACCTCGAAGAGCAATTCGCCGTCGGCCAGCGTTGCGACGAGAGCCTTGCTGATGCTGCCTTTGTCGGAGAAACCCGCAAGGCCGGCGCGAACAAGGACGTCGATGATGTCGGCAGCCTGTCCTTCAGCGCGGTAGAAATGGTCGGCGCAGACCTCGTTGAGCTGCTCCGCGTTCCACGCCCTCACGATGGAGGCGACGCGGCGCAGATGCTTTGGGTCGGCGTCAGTCGGTGAAGCACCGGCAAGGGGGAGGGGCAGCCTGACGGCGACGCGGCCGGTGGGCGAGATGAACAGGTCAATGTGATACTCGCGCCCCACAGTATCGGTGAGGCTGACGCCTTGCCCGATGCAGACGAGGTTCGTGTAATCGCTGGGGATGTTGTCCAGACGTTCGACCTCCGAGCCGATTTCGGCAAAGAAGGCAGAACGTCCCAAGTCTTTGCCGAAGATCATGGTTAGTTCTCCTCTCGATATTTTTTGAGTACGGTCTCGACGATGGTACGGTCATCGGGCGAGGCCAGAGCGTACAGAGTGGCAAACTCGCGGACTTCTGCAGGGAGCGCCTCGTAGCGGTCATTGCTGAGGCCCAGCAGCCAGTCAACGGAAACGCCGAAGTAGCGGGCGAGCCGAACAACGTACTTGAGTTCGGGCTCACGGACGCCCTGAAGGTATCTCGACAGGGTGGGCGTCGAGACGTTGATCTCCGCGGCGATGTCCTTTGAATAGAGGCCCCTGCTTTCAATCAGGTCGCGCAGGTTCTTCTTGAAGGCGGTAAAATCGAGTTCGAGTTCCATGATGTTTCTCCTTTGCCAGCGTGATTGTTCGTATTAGCCATTGTAAAGCTCTTTGAGAGAAATCGCAAACATTTTTTGCGAGAAAACTGCAAAAAACTATTGACATTAGCCGCGTGGATAATTATAATAATCACATCAGTTAATTATCTTCAAAAAAAGATAGGCAGAAAGGGGTGAACATTATGAAACCACTCGAAATCAAGGGAGCCCGTGCAAGGCTTGGATTTACGCAGAAGTACATGGCAGAGAAGCTCGGCCTCACGGAAGTCTCCTACGGGAGAAAAGAGAGAGGCGAAGTAGAGTTTACCTTGGACGAAGTCCCGGAGGTCGCCAGCCTGCTCACGTTGAACAACGCGCAGGTGAACGACTTTTTCTTCGACGGCAAGTTGCCAACTGGTTAATCGAGGCCATCATCGGTGTCGGTGTATATTTTTTTGCCCGATGATTAGCCGCATGGATAATTTATCTTGCCACTACGGTAATTATAGGCGATTGGAGGCTCAGAAAAAATGGGACGTGACGCTACGAAAGCGGCGGGAAATCCGTGGTATCAAGCCAGAAAAAAGGCTGCTGAATATGACGACAGGCTATGTAGCCGTGAGAGCGCGGCTGAGCAGCTCGGAATGTCGGTGTCTTCGCTGGCAGATGCAGAGCTGGGGAACACAAAGTTCATGCCGGTTGACAAGGCGGTGCTCATGGCTGACAGGTACAACGCCCCGTGGCTGCTGAACCACTACTGCCTGAACGAGTGCCCGATTGGATGCAGGCATTCGCTCTCCGATGAAGTGGTCGGCATCGACCGCGTGACGGTCAAGCTGCTGAAAAGCCTGAAGACCGAAAAGCTCGGAGATGTCAAGGACACGCTCCTTGACATCGCGGCAGATGGGAAAATCACCGAAGACGAGAAGCCGGCGCTTCAAGAGGTTTTGGCCTATCTCGACGATCTGGCAAAGACCGTGAGCGAGCTGAAGACCATCGGGGAGATGGCTCTGCATGAAGATGGTGATGCTCATGGATCAAAGTAGTCTGATGGCTATACTCGCGGAAGAGTATGGCATCAAAAGCCCACAGGAGCTTGCGGAGGCTGTTCGGCGGATGAAACCGTTGGATCTGGCCCCGTTCTGCGCGACACCTGAGAAAACGAAGGAGGACAAAGCATCATGACCCGAATGGAACGGCGAAGAAGACGCCGCCGCATCTTGCGAATCAAGCTGGCGACCACAGCGGCCGTGCTGACGCTGACCACGGCCAGCATCGTAGCCCTGACAGGGGGAGCGGCCGAAACGGTGCCTGAACCAACACCGCAGCCGCCCGCGTTGCAGGCTGAGCCGGTTCTGCTGGTTGCAGAGCACGACAGTACATACCAGCCCGTCCAGATGACGGCCGAGCCTGTTCAGGAACCGGAACCCGTCGAGGAAGAGGACGAGAACGAGAAAATCGAGGCCGCTCTGCTGGAGCAAGGCTATCTGCACGAGGAGATCCCGCTGGACTTCGACCTGCAGTGCCACTTGATTGCGGTCTGCGAAGAGTACGGCGTCCCTCAGAGCGTGGCTCTGGGCGTCATTCAGGCCGAAAGCTCGTTCACGGCCACGGCCTCGAACGGAAGCTGCTACGGCTATATGCAGATCAACAGCATCAATTCCGATTGGCTGGAAAAGGAAATCGGCGTTACAGATCTAACCGACCCGTACCAGAATATCCGCTCTGGCGTGTTCATCCTGAGCGACCTGTACGGGAAGTACGGGGACTGGCACAAAGCGTTGATTTGTTAGTCGGGGCGCTGAAATGTCTGTACGACTATGAACAGTCTTACAAATAAACGAAAAGGAGTGTCAGTATGAACGACGCAAAGACCATCGGAAGCAATGCCCTTGTCCTTGACACCGCAGAAGAGAACGTGACCGTGATGAACGCTGAAGAGAGCAAGCTCGGCAAAGAAGTCAGCTTGATTGAGCAGCGGGCCGAAGCGGTCGTCGTCGCCTCTGGAGCGGATTTCGAGGACGCTGGCCTGTTCCTGAAGCAGATCAAGCAGGCCCAGAAGCAGGTCAAGGACTATTGGGAGCCTCTCCGCGTGTCCGCCAAGAAGAGCTACGACGAGGTTCTGAACCACAGAAAGGAAATGATTGAGCCTCTGGAAAAGGCGGAGAAGATCGTCAAGACCAAGGTGAACGAGTATAGCGCGGAGCAGGAGCGCAAGCGCCGTGAGCAGGAGGAGGCCATGCGCCGACTGGCTCAGGCCGAGATCGACCGCCACCTGAATGAAGCTGCCGAAGCTGAGGCTAACGGTGACGCTGTTGGCGCAGAGTACGCTATGGCCGAAGCCGAGATGATGGAAGGGGTGTCCATCGCCGGTGGCGTCCAGCATCAGACGCCCAAGGTCAAGGGCATCTCCCAGAGCAAGACGTGGGAAATCTGCGAGTCCGAGTGCGACTGGTCTAAGGTTCCCGTGTCCCTCGTTGGCATTGAGCTGCGCCCGGTCGATAAGGCTGCGGTGCTCCGCCTGATTAAGATGTCCAAGGGCCAGGTCGAGATCCCCGGTATCAAGTTCCGCGAAACCTACACCACCAGCGTCAGCACCCGGTAAAACCGGAGAATAACAGGAGGTCAACATGAGCAACGAAAACAAACTGAGCACGGCGCCCGCTGGGGCTGTGGCTCAGAAAACGGCCGGCGGGGGAGCCTTGAGCGTCTTCGCTGACGGCGCGAGCTTCAATACGGCTCTGCGCATGGCCCAGTGCCTTGCGTCGTCTACGGTAGTCCCCAAGGAGTACCACGGAAATGTCGGCAACTGCATGATCGCTATTGAGATGGCATCTCGCATCAACACCAGTCCGATGATGGTGATGCAGAACCTCTACATCGTCAACGGGCGCCCTGCGTGGTCGAGCCAGTGGATCATCGCCATGATTAACAGCAGCCGCCGGTACAAGACTGAGCTGCAGTTCGAGTTCGGCCGCGACAAAGCCGACGGCGGCCTGAGCTGCCGCGCTTGGGCGGAGGATTACTCCGGCCACAAGGTCTACGGCCCGAAAATCACGATGAATATGGCGAACGACGAAGGCTGGACGAGCAAAAACGGCAGCAAGTGGAAGACCATGCCCGACGTGATGATCCAGTACCGCGCCGCTTCGTTCTTCGGCCGCATGAACTGCCCCGATATGATTATGGGCATTTACAGTCAGGAGGAAGTCCTCGACATGGGCGAGCTTCCGACGGATGGCTTCGCTCTGGTGGTCGATCCTGCTACCGGCGAAGTGACCGAAGCCGAAAAGGACGAACCTATCACGCAGGATCAGCGCCAGACGCTTTTCAAGATGGCGACGAGCGCCTTTGGACAGGAAGCGAACGGCGTCCTGAAATCCCTGCTGGCCGCCGAGGGCTACGAGTCCACGGAGGGCCTGCCTACGTCTGTGTATCACCGCATCACCGAAAAGGTCATGGAAATGGCTCAGGAGAAGAAACCTGAACCCGAAGCCCCGCAGGAAGCCAGCGATACCGTTCCTGCCAGCGACCAGCCCGATTTCCCTGGTAAAGAGTGATGCGATCCGACGGCATAGCCGTCATACAGACAGGCAGGTGAGAAAATGGCATGGATCAGCGTACACGAAAGTATCGACGGGCCGAAGCTGCGGAATCTGTATAAGCAGCTCGGTTGCTCAAAGTTCGAGGCGACGGGCATCCTGAACTTCTTGTGGTTCTGGGGGCTTACGAACGCTGAGAGGGACGGGCTCATACTGTATGCAGAAAAAGAGGACATCGAGCGATACCTGTACGGCGTCGGCGCAGGTTGTGTGCTCGATCCGAAGAAAATCGTGGATGCACTCTTCGATAGCGGCTGGCTCGACTGGTCGCCTCGCGGAATCTGCATCCACGACTGGGAGACTTGGCAAGCCCAATGGCAAAAGGCCAAGGATGCCCGAGAGCGCGACGCTGCCCGCAAGCGCGAGAGTCGGCGGAACAGCAAAGCGGCGGCCCAAAACGAGGAAAAAGCGGATGCGGCGAAGGACGGTCACACGGACGGTCCCGCGGACGGCGAGGAAAAGCAGCTTAAAATCGACGGGGGAGAGACTCCCGCAGCCGAAAAAGCGCCGGCCGAGCCTCCTGAACCGCCGAAGCCCCCTGCGGAACCGGCAACGCCAAAGTACACGCCGACCTTCGACGAGTTCTGGGACGCATACCCGAAAAAGGCTGAGAAAGGCAACGCCTTCAAGAAGTATCAGGCCCGCATCCATGAGGGCTTCTCCCCGGAGGAGCTGCTGATGGCCGCTCGGAACTATGCGACCCAGTGCAAGAGGCTCGGCACCGAGAAGCAGTACATCAAGCACCCGAAGACGTTCCTGAGCGACAGCCGGCCGTTCCTTGACTATCTGCCAGATAAGAAGAAGGCCCAGCCGCCCGAGGACGCGGTGCCCGACAACAAAAATCCGTTTGCGGAATACGGGGAGGAATGACAAATGCAAGGATTTGACCCGCAGACCATTTTGCCCCGTATTGCCGCCCAAGGGCTTGAACGGCAGGAGATCCGCCCCGGCGATTGGTTCGACGATGACGGAATGCTCATGTGCGGGAAGTGCGGTGAGCCGAGGCAGGGGATGGTGACGGTGTCCGCTCCGATGGAGGGCAACCCCGAGAACAAGATGACGTTCAAGGCCACCCGTTCCTGCAAGTGTGACCGAGACAAGGAGGCCGCCGAGAAGCAGGCAGAGCAGAACAAAAAGGACATGGAGCGTGTTGCCCGTCTGAAAAAGGCAAGCCTCATGGATGAAAAGCTCCGCGAGGCATCCTTCGACAGCTTCCAAGTCACGAAGTACAACGCCCGAAATCTGAAGCTGTGCCGCCGATACGCTGAGGCGTTCGACGAGATGGTGTCCAAAAATCAGGGTTTGATTTTCTGGGGAAGCGTTGGTACGGGTATCAGTTCTTCCCGACGCCTCGCGCCGTCGCCGAGCGAATGTGCGAGATGGCCGAGATCGACAGCGCATCCGAGGTACTGGAGCCGTCCTGCGGCAACGGCCAACTGGCGGATGTCATTTGGGAGCATTTGCCCGCCGGCATGTGCTGTATCGAGCTGAACACCGACATGAAGCGGTATCTGTCCGAGAAGCCCTATGGCGTGAACTACCGCGATTTTCTGGACGTGACGAAGAAGGAAATCGGCACTATCAACCGCGTCGTGATGAACCCGCCCTTTACGCGCCATCAGGACATCGACCATGTGCGTCACGCCTACGATCTGCTGGATGCCGGCGGCGTTCTGGTTGCCATCATGTGCGAGAGCACATTCTTCCGCAGCGATAAGAAGTCCGTAGAGTTCAGAGACTTCCTCGACAGCGTGTACGCTCAGACGATCAAGCTGGAGCCGGGGGCGTTCCGCGAAAGCGGCACAGATGTTGTTACCCGCATCGTCAAGATCAGAAAGCCGCTGTAAGACCCGAATAGAGCGATTCCAGCCGAGGGCGGCAATACTTTCATCATTGCGTGATGCTCCAGAGGATGTAGAGCCTTGCTCTACCCTCTGGTTGCCGCTTGGCTAATTCAAAATACCGCAAAGAAAGGAGGCGCGGCCATGAGCAAAGCAGTAGGCTTCCACATCGACGTGAAGCCGGTATCGGTCACATTTACTTGCCCGCACTGTGGCAGAGAAGTCACGGTTCCGTGGCGAGAACTCGATGTCCCTGAGTGCTGGGGTGATGACTGGGGCTACGTCGAATGCCCCGACTGCAAAATGGAGGTGAAGCTGGGTGACTACGAGTACGACTGAAATGCCGAAGCTGCGGCTCGGAGATCGAGTATCATGCAGCGCGTACATCAGGCCAAGCGGTAATCGCTTCGAGATCGACAACGGCGACGCGGGAAAGGCGCTACTGTGGAGGAAAGACGCGACGGAGGGCGAGGAGATCGAAGATTACGAGTCCTGCGAGAAGTTCGTCACGAAAACGGCTTTGTTCACCGGAGTCTTCGTCGGCGTGACATGGCTCTGCACGGAATTGTTCTGCGAATGGAACGAACCTCCGTATGGAAGAAGCGGCTTCCAATGCAGCTCAATCAATCCGAAACCGTTTGCCATCGTCTACTACGCTGAAAACAAGAAGCGGCTGGTGCCGATGGACGGCATTGAGAAGGTGGAGCGATGAATTACTACGAAATCTACGACCGATACAGCGGCGAGCTGCTGACCAGAGGCAACGCGGCTGAGTGTCGAAAAGCCCTCGGATGCGCCAGCCTTGACAGCTTCTACGCTTTGGCAAATCGGGCGCGGCGAGGGATCAACAAAAAATATCGGGTCGTCATCAAAAAAGGCGGGCAGGTAGATTACCCCGTGCTCGGCAAGGATGACCCGTTTTACAAGAAGGAGGGATAGCAAGTGGCGAAACTGAAACCGATCCTGTTCAACACAGAGATGGTGCAGAAAATTATGGCCGGCGAAAAGACCGAGACACGGCGCGTAGTTCTCCCACAGCCTGAAGGCGCACGGTTCGTCCTCGACTGCGACGAGGAGAACCGGACGTTCGACCTGATGTGCGGGAACAACGGTGCCGGCGGCATCTTCTGCGACTGGGCGGAAACCGTGAAGCCGAAGTTCTGGTTCAACGACGTACTCTACATTAGAGAGACGTGGCGCGTCCAGTCTGCGCACCGCTTTGAGGCGGATGCAAAAATCGAGTTCCGGGCAGGTGGCCCGCTCGGGAAAATCCAGTTCCCCGGCGGATGCTCCGACTCGGAATCCAGAGAGGCGTTTGACCAGTTTATCGCTAAGTGGAGTACCGACTCCAAGTGGAACCCCTCGATTTTCATGCCAAAAGAGGCGGCGAGGATATCTGGCCGAATGTAATCACGCAGGAGGCGGCCACGTCGCTGATGTGCGTGGCCCATACAAAACCATTACCGACAAGCATACGGGTGGTATCGTGGCGCCATCGCTCATTCAGTACCATACCGAGCAGACAGAAAACGTCCGAGCCTCTGGCCTCGGCGCTCCGATTCCCACCGTGGATGCCTCGAACCGCTACGGCCTGACCTGCGCAAATCTGGTGAAGTATTACAGCGGTGTGGTCGGCGAGAAGATGGAAGAGCCGCTTCCGACGGTGACGGCCATCGACCACAATGCGGTGTGCGCGGCCCATGTGGTGAAGTTCAAGGGAGACAACTTGGGAAGCAGCCCTGCAGAACCGATGCAGACCGTAACGGCAGGCGCGGGCCAGAAAAAGGCTTGCGGCGGAGGAACCTTCGCCCTCTGCGACACGCTGCTTTGCAAGGCTGGCCCGGACGAGAATCTGTATCGCTGGCCGCTGATCCGCGAACTGCTGAACCGCTACTGCGGTTATAAGCTGGCCGATGACGACCTGCTGCTTCTGAGCATCGGCGGGACGCTCTACTTCATCGCAGACATCGGCCTGCGGATGCTCTCCCCGAGAGAGCTTTACAATGCGATGGGGTTCCCACCCGATTACATCATCGACCGCGATTATATGGGCAACCCGTACCCGAAGAACGAACAGGTCGCCCGCTGTGGCAACGCCGTTTGCCCGCCGATGGCTGCGGCTGTTGCAAGGGCCAACTTCCCCGAATACGTCGCCAAAGTGGGCGACACCATCACGACAATGGCCGCCCTGTTGGACATGGTGGCGGTGTAGAAAGGAGCAAGACATGGACAAAAAGAAATTGATGGAGCTGGCAGAGCGGTATCAGCACAAGGCTGACACGGCGTTCCAGAACTATCAGGAGACGGGCATTACCCGTTACGACACGGCCAGACGGAACAACGAGGACATGGCGGAGGCTTTGCGAATGGCGGCCTCTGCCAAGGAAGACCACGACCGAATGATCCACCTGAGAGGGGTGCTGAGCCAACTGGCGTGGCGGGCTGCGGAGGCAAACCGTGCCAGCGAAGAGGAGCGGCCTCGGAAGATGCAGGCGGTGCTCGGAGAGCTGCTGTCTGCGGCCCGTATGCAGGGCTTGATCCGCGACGAAGGAGGTGATTTCAAATGAAAATCGTCATCGTGCATCACCTGAACGATGCGCAGCACTACCTTTTCGGAGTACCCGAGGAGAGAGACTTGAAGAAGGATGATCTGGTGCTGGTGCGCAACAGTCGTGGCGAGGTGCCGGCGGTCTGCGTTTGCGATAGCTTCAGCGTCCCCGAAAATGTGCTTGAGCAGTTGCAGAAAATGTACGGCGGGAAGACCCTGAAGTGGGTCATCGGAAGTGTTGAGTTCCTGCGCTGGGAGCAGGAGAAGGAGGAAGAGAAATGAAGAAGTATGTGCCCATCGTGACCGACGACCCGCAGGATAATGTGGAGGCGGCGCTGAACTTGGTATTCGTCAAGGACGAGGAGGTTTACGTCCGCGGCTACGGGCCGGCACCTGATTTCCATGATGCGACCCTGAGCAACGTGACGCGGGATATTCTGCAGAAGTACAGCCCCGAAACCTTGGAGAATGTACGCCTCAAAGACGATTTGGAGCTTTCGTGCGCGACTTCTGAGTGGCTGTTCGACGGCATCGAAACGATTGAGGGCGTGGTCGCCCTGCTCTACACGATGGCGTGGGCCTTCGCGGAGACCAGAGAGCGCCTGCGGATGTACGAGGAGACGCGGCTATCTCCGCTGGATATGAAAGACCGGCTGATCGCGCCGTTCCAGAACGATATGTTCGCTATGGTCTGGGGAGCGTTCAAGAAGCTGTACCCCGACAAGGAGTGCGAGATCTACTGGGAGCCGCAGATCCGCGACGAAGAGGACGGCAAGCCTGTGTATGGCCTGACCGACTTTGCCGATGATGGCTCTGTTGCCGTCTTTGTCAAGCCGAGCCTTGAGGTTGCGGACGCAGTCGAAGTCCTGGCGCACGAACTCGCCCATGTGGCGGTCGGCGTTGAGCACGACCACGACGAGGTCTGGCAGGAGGCGTTCGACAAGATTTTCGAGGAGTACAATCGCATCGGAAGCCAGATGTTCCCCGACGGGGAGGACAGTGCGATGGACGACCCCGATGAAAAGTGAGCTGCGGTTTTCGTGGCCTGATACTGGAGAGCTGTCGGTGCGTATCAACGGAAACGAGTCGGCAGCTCTCCGTTTCTTTCCATCGGAAGAGGCCATCATAGACGGCCTGCGTAAAAACGGCGTAGAGGCCGCGTACGGCGATTTTGCAGATGCCCACCCACACACCCACGGAAATGAAACAGACACGTTACTGACGGTTTCAGGCGATTCCTGACGGTGTCCTGACTTCACAATCACATTTTCTGGTGGTATAATCACAAATACAGAGGCTTTGCGAACGCTATCGGCCTCTTTGATAACGGAGGGAATGACTATGACAACAGGCGAGCACGGCGGCTATGAGGCCGCCGCACGGCAATACAACGACTGCATCCGCACCGGCCAGATCGCGCAGGCTGTCGAATGGCTGACGGAGATGGCCGAGATCCTTGAGGGCGAGAAGAGATATACCGACGCCCTGAAGTTGGGAATGTTGACGTTCTACTTCGCCACGAGCGGCGTGTACGCAGAGCCGGTCATTGAGGATCACCTCGCAAAGCAGGTGTGCCGCGTAGTCTGGGAGACGGGCCTGACGCTCCATGAACGCGAGGAGCTGTTCCTCGACACGATACGCGACGACACGCTGCCAGAGCATATCATGTCAGCCAAGGACTGCGCATACATCTTCGACGTCTGCGCCGCCGGCAGGGTGGAGGACGCGCGAGAAATGCTGGGCCGATTCGTGACGGCTCAAGCGGCAAAGTAAATACAGAAGCGGAAAGCAAAAAGAGGCACGGACGTTGCTCTCGACGCTCGCACAGGGCCCGTAACAACTCCCCACCCATGAGAGCAGCCGACAGTGCCGCTATGAATGAAGTCTTTACCCCGGTGTACGAGTGCCAATACATCACGAAGGAGTAAAGAAAATGAACAGAAATCTGAACGAGGCAATTTTCGACATCGCAAAGGTGGAAGCCATCATGTTTGCTTTCGAGAATACCTATCTGGAGCTGGATGTGGCGCCGGCTGACAGAGCGCGAGCCGACATGGCGACGGACGCCTTCTATGCCCTCTGGGACGCCATCAGGAAGGTGTCGGATGACCTCGACCGTCTGGCTGGAGATTGCCAAGTGGTGGATGCCATCTACGCCGTCAACGATGTGCGGCGGCGTGTTGGCACCTTGAAAACCGAAGACTGA